TATACCAACCCAACAACAGCTTATGGACCCCAACTACAAAATCAATTCAATTGGTATGGCTGATGGCGGTATTGCAATGGCTAAAGGTCGTTATTTGCGTGGTGGCACTGACGGTATGGCTGATAAGATTTCAACCACAATTGATGGTGACCAAGAGGCGGCACTAAGCCATGGTGAGTTCGTAATACCTGCCGATGTGGTATCCCACTTGGGTAATGGCAACTCCGATGCAGGTGCCCAAAAGTTGTACGCCATGATGGACCGCATTCGTGAAGCTCGTACTGGCACAAAAAAACAGGGTAAAAAGATTAACCCTGACAAATTCCTTGCGGCAGCTTCAGGCGGTTTGGCTGCGGCTTATGCCGGTGGTGGCTCTGTGCAAAAGTTTCAAGAAGGTGGTATCCCACTTGATACGTCTAAGACTTCCACCCTGTCCCCATGGGCTGGTGATTACGTTACCAATATGTTGGGCAAAACACAGGCCCTGACCGAAGCTCCCCAGCAGGTATACGGCGGTCCTTTAACGGCGGGTGCATCTAACTTGCAGCAGCAAGGGTTTGCTGGTATCGGTGAAGTTGCCAAGGGTGGATTTAACCCAACCACATTTACTAGTCAATATAAGGCTCCCACACCGTACAGCCCCACGACTTCGTCTTTTGATACGGCAGCAGCTAGCCAGTACATGAACCCGTACCTGTCGGCATCTTTGCAGCCACAGATTGACGAAGCCCGTAGGCAATCCCAGATTACCCAGCAGCAGAATGCTGCCAAGATGACTCAGGCTGGCGCGTTTGGTGGCTCACGCGGTGCAATTATGGACGCTGAAACCCAACGTTCTTTGGGTGCAAACTTGGCAGGCATTACTGGTGCGGGATATAGCAAAGCCTACGACACGGCAATGTCTCAGTTTAATGCTGACCAGCAGCGCAAGATGCAGGAAGCTCAGTACGGGTCAACGCTAGGTATGACTTCTGCACAAAACGCGGCGCAATACGGAGACGCAGCGCAAAAAGCTACAGAAGAGTCACGCCGATACAGTGCAGACTTTGGGCTTAAATCCCTCAATGATCTTATGCAAGCAGGTGCCACACAGCGTGGTATTGAGTCTGAAGGTATTGCCGCAGACAAAGCTCAGTTTGAGCAACAACAAGCTCGTCCGTACACTAACTTAGAATTCCAGCGCAAGATGCTGACTGACCTGCCAATTGGGGCGTCAACAACATCGACAAACCAAGACACATTATCTAAACTGCAAACAGACATTAGTGGGCTTGCATCGTTGTATCAAAAATTGGCTAACCTTAAATTGGGATGAAGGTAAATCATGAATCTCGTTAAAGCGCAAGAATACGCACAGTCGCTCCCCATATCGGACTTGCAAAAGTACGCGGATGGAATGAACCCCGCCATGATTCCCCCATGGGTAGCCACCGGCGTTATGCAAGCTAAAACAAAACTTGCTGAGACGGCTAATAATTTAGAAGGCGCAGAAACTGGCGAACAACCCAGCGTCAAGGAACAAATTGAGCAGAAAGCCGGATTGTTGGGGCTTCAAATGGCTCAACAACGGAATACGCAACAGCAACTGATGGAGCCACGCCCTATGAGAGGGCCTGTACCTACGGGAACTCCACAACCCCAAGCACAACCTCGACCCCCACAGATGGCTGGGCTTAACCAACTGCAGTCCAATATCAAGATGGCAGGTGGCGGTATCGTTGCGTTCGCTGCTGGAGACAAGGTTAAAGCTGGCCCTGAGTTTATTAAGTTTTTACAGAGCATGGGTATTGACTACACAGACTTTGTTAAGTCATCTGCCGCTGCCCAAGACAATATTAAAGACATGTTCCGTGCCACACAAAGCTCACAGCCCACAGCGCAAGCAGCACCTACTCCACAGACCGTCCAAGGTAACGCCTCTCCAAAAGCCTTTGCCGCAGGTCAAGCCATGCGCCCTGCAATAGCCGCAGCAAAGAATATAGCCAAAACTAAAGCAATTCCCGGTGCTAACGTAGGTTTAGCGGCCTATCAAGGACTGAGTGAAGTAAGCGATGCCCAAGACTTCTACGACGACCCTAACGTACCAATGTCTGAGAAGATAAAACAGTTTGCTCGCACAGGTTCTAGGACTGCGTTACCTATTGCAGGTGGTGTTGCAGGCAGTTTCGTAGCTCCTGTCGCGGGAACTATCGGTGGTGCCGCAGCAGGCACTGGCCTTGCTGCTCTGATTGACCAAGAGGGCGAGGCGCTTAAGAAATATCGTGAGTCACAAAAGGGCAACATGGCTTCCGAAAACGCTCGGTTGGCTGCAAAAGCACCGGCTCCAGACATGGGTACCGAAGGCCGTCGTACGGGTCAAGTTGCTACGGGCAACGGCATCAATGTATCGCCTAACCTTATCCCAGCGTCGGCTAGACCTAAGCCTCCTGCCGTTCCACAGAACGTCAACCCCAACGCAACTAAGGTAAAACCCAATACACCTCCTGCGGCACCCGCAGCGCCTGCTCCAGATAGCATGGAAGCTATGTACAGAACGTCATTGGAAGGTGGCCCTAAAGAGCGCAAAGTCGAAGACCTTATTGCAGAAGACTTAGACATTAGAAAACGTCTGGGCCTAGACGAGCCAGCAGGTAAAAACAAACTTGATCGCATTGCCGAGATTAAACAACAGTATGCGGCAACGCAACTGTCTCCCATGGATGAACTTATCTCTATGCTTGGTAAGTCAGGTCAGTACAAAGGCTTATCTGGCTTGGCCCCCGCATACACAAGTATGGCCGAGAAGAAACGTGCCGCTGATTTGGCGCATGCTGAACGAATCAACGAGTTGATGGGTGGCGTTGAAGATACTCAACGTGGCGAGAAAACAGCTTCTGCTACTAGAGTTGGCGCGGCTAGAGAAAAAGACATTGGGGATAGAAAGCTGTTTGATCGTGAAAAAATGCAGTCTCTGGGTTCTGCATTTACATCCGAAGCACAGCGCAAAACGCAAGAGCGTGGTCAGGACCTGACATACAACGCAGCTATGGCGCAAGTTGCGGCTACGGCGGCGCGTAACAACATGGAGTTGACCCAGAATCAGCGAGCAATGATTGCTGATAAAGCAATGGACAACGTAACCGCAGCGCTCAAGGCCAACATGAAATTGCAAATGGCAGTAGGTAAAAACCCTACGCTTATGCAGCAGTTGGTTAGAGCCGAAACCGATAGGTTGATGAACGCCGCAGGTGGCGGTACAATGGCTGCAGCCCCCGGCGCAGCAAGCCCCGGCGGAACCCCATCTGATATACAAGCTCTTATGAAAAAATATGGGAGCTAATAAGGACTGAGCAATGGCCGATATAAACGCCCTCTATCAAGCACTTCGCAAAGCTGACGCTGCGGGAGACACAGAGGGGGCTAGGCGGCTCGCTCAGTACATTCAACAGGTTCAATCTGCCACGCCCGTGGCACCTGCCGCAGAGCCAACCGCACCCAAACAATCCACAATCGGTAGTGAGATAGTCCGTGGTGGTAAACAGTTAGTATCTTCAGCGCGTGCGGGCGCAGAAAGCTTGTTTGATAAAAACAAAGCAGCTACCGAAGGTGTTGCCCGCAGCCAAGCTATTGGAGAAGAAGCTGGCGAAGGCGCTTCGTTTGAAGCACTGCAAAAAGCCTATGAAAAAGACGGGCTGCTTGGCGCAGCCAAAGAACTTCCATCCCAAGTATCTCGAGGTTTAGCTGGACAAGCGGCAAACTTTGCAACCATGTATGCCGGAAGTAAAGCCGGTGCCGCTGCTGGTGCCCCGTTTGGTGTGCGAGGCCGTATTGTTGGTGGTGCAGCAGGTGCAGCAGGTGCATTGCTTCCTCAGTTTATGGGGCAGACTGTACAAACCCAAGCAGCAGAGCAGATGGAGCGTGGCGAACCCGTAGATATTGACCGCACAAAAGCATACACAGCTGCCGCTGGTATGGCAGCGTTAGAAGGTGCAGGTACTGCATTTACCCTAGGTAAACGAGTTATCAAAGGTATTCTTGGTATTGCTGATGATGCCGCCCTTGTTACAGCCAAATCGCAAGCTGAGTTAGTCAAAGCCGCCGAGCGTTCGCTGGCTGCATCCGCAGGGCGAGGCGTTGTCCGTGGTACTGCTGAAATACCCGTTGAGGTTGGGCAAGAGATTATTGACCGCTACCAGTCTGGTCAAGACCTAACATCCCCCGAAGCCATTAAAGCGTATGGCGAAGCTGCATACCAAGCCGCATTAATTGGTACCCCAATAGGCGGAGCAGCAGGGGTTGTGGAACGAGGCCAAGCCCGTGGTCAAGTAGAGCAGCAAAAACGTGCTGAAGAAGCGGCAAGACCCGCGCCTCCACCCCCAGAAGAAATAGTTCCCGGAGCCAAGCTGCCTGAAGAAGCTCCTGTGGGTACGCAGGGTACGCTGTTCACGCCCAAAGAGATGGGTAAGCGTGTTCCAGAACCCAAAGAAGAGGCAGCCCCGGCCCAGCCTGCTGCAGTGCAGCAAGGCGAACAAATTGGCCTTGGTTTAGACTTTCAACGTGAGTACGCTGACCTTGTCAAAGAACAAGAAACGCTTAAGATGCAGCCCCAAACCCCTGAGGTCAAGGCGCGTATCAAGGAACTAGCCGAGCAACGGGCGTCATACGACGAGGCAGATATTGGCAGACGTCAAGCCGAAAAAATTGTTAAAGAACAACAACTTACGGAAGAAGCAGAAAAGAAAGCTGCTGACGAAGCCGGTGCGCAACGCTTCCCCGGTTTGGCTGGTGCAACTACCGCGCCTATCACACAAGCAGATATTGATGCTATCGGCCTTCCATTACGCACGTCTAAGCAATGGATAACCGACAATGTGCTTGGCAAAACCGTTGAAGAAATTAAAGCGCTAGTTCAGCGCGACCCCAAACTTATTAGCGGTACTGGGGCGCGTGCGGGGGTATTGAAAGCGTTAATATCGCCACAACCTGCAGTTTTTGAGGAGAAACCAAATGAGCCGACCATTACCCAAACGGATAAGCCTCAAGGAGAGCTTGACCTCGGAGGAGGTGAGTCAGGCGTGGGAGTATCTGGTAAGCCTACCGGCACCGACGTGGTACAACCCGGAACCGGAGTTCCCGCCACCACCGGAACATCTGAAACACCTGACGGACTCGGATTGGCACCTGCTGGACAACCTGCTGGCACGGGAACTACAACTCAAGGAACGCAGCCCACTTCAATAGAACCGCAAAATGCTGGATACCATGCGGGCGATTTAGGTTACGGCAAAGACACTACGCTAGGAAAAATGGGTGGTAGAAGTACTGGGCACTTTGGCACTGGAGTGTATTTTGTCAGCACGCCAGAAGCCGCTGTAGGTAAGTTTGCTAGAAATGATAGGCCTATTAATACCGTTGATCTGTCTAAATACAACCTTGCTAAACCCCGTATTGAATCCAACGCAAGGGATTTACATGAAGGGCTTAAAGAAGTTAACAGGTTAGTAAGCCAAGAGCCTGATAGCGATCAGTACAAAAACGGTCTGGACACAGCGGTACGTAATTTATATATGTCGATGGTAACTACGGCATCCCGTCAAGACCTCCGTAGTATTATTAAACGCGCAGTAGCCCAAGCTAAAGCAGAGTTAACCGACGATGTTATGTTTGAAAGCACATACATAGATTCTGCGTCGACCAGAGTAATGAAAGCTCTGGGGTTTGAAGGTATTGATGTACGTGGTATTAAAGGCTACGACAATACCGAATACGGTACAGTTGTTTACGCCCAATCACTAAAAGAACCGTCCGCCACAAATGCGCCTACAACTACTCCTGCTGATACTGGTGCTGCTGCCACTACCACGACTACTACGGGACCAGCGAAGACTACTAAGCGGACTACTAAAACTACCACTGCCAAAGAGACTCAAGCACCGGCTACTACTGGCGCTCCTAAAGTTGTAAATCCGTTTGCGGCATTGGTAAGAGATACAGACACCGCCGAAACAACGGTTGAGGAAGAAGCGCCTAAACCCGCAAAAACCAAATCCCCGTTTGATATTAGTGGCCCGTCTACAATTGGCGAAAAATTACAAGCTGAAACCGAAGAAACTAAGGCGGGTCAAGCTGCGGCTAGAGCCGCCAGAGCCGCTGAAGACGCCGAAAAAGCTGCTGCAGAAGCTAAGAAAACCGCCGATAAAATTACTAAAGCTGAAGAAACGCGTAAAGCCGAGGAAGCCAAGAAAGCTGCCGACGCCAAGAAAGCTGCTGAAGTTAAGAAGGCTGAAGAAGCACGCAAAGCTGAAGAAGCACGTAAAGCTGAAGAAGCTAAGAAAGCTGCCGTAGCCAAACAATTTTACGACCAACTTGTTGTTAAGCCTACATGGTCAAAAGTTTTTGGAACGCCACGCACACCAATTGTTTACGAAGACGCTAGTTTTGCCTTAGTTCGTCAGTTAAACAAACTTAAACAAGTGCGATACTATGCAATTAACCGCCAAGGAGAAGAGTCAAGATACCCTATTCAAATGCGGGCCAACCAACCTAGTTGGTTACTTGCGGGAGACTACGAAGTATTGCGCGACGCTGGACAAGCGTTGGAATTAAAAGAAACAGAACTGGCTAGAAACAATCCCAACGGGCCGTTTTCTACAGGTAAAAACATTGTTGCCGCAAACTCTCTCGACCCCGCCATTGCGGGGTACACCAAAAATTTATTAAATTCTTTAGGGTTAGGTCACCTTCGGGTATTTATACATAGCAAACCAGATACATTTGATAGCAGTTACATAGACACATACAAACTGTATGGCCCATTTGCTAGACTAGCTGAAATACGAGAACCTACCGTAAACGGTTCTGCAACAAATCTTGGTATAGACGGCAGAACTTATGGCATTTATTTGAGGTCCGGCCTGACCGATGGCCAGCGGTTAGAAGTTCTTGCTCACGAAATTGGCCACATTGTGCAAGCTCAGTTGTACGATACAGCCAGTAGCGCCGAACAAAAAGCTATTACCAACGAATACTTGGCATGGCGCGCAAAAGCTAAAGTAGCAACAAAACGTGACCTTATGTACATGTTGCGCAATCGCGAAGACGCTGAAGCCAATATTAAAAGGTCTGAAGCGTATAACGATGCAGATACCCTTGCATCCACAATGCAAGATTTTGATTCCTATTGGATTTCATTTGGCGAGTGGTTTGCAGATAACGTTTCCCGTTGGGCTACAACTAACGAAAAGCCATTGAGTATTGCAGATAAGTTTTTCTCTAGAGTTGCTCAGATGATGCGCGACTTGGTGGCGATTGTCACCAGCCGTAAGTATCCACCAGCCAAATCCGTTGCAGACTTCCTAAACAAAGCAGGCCCTGCAAATTTTGTTGTGCAGTCAAACATTTCGTTGCAACCTGACTCGCAACAAATAAAAGAACAATTCTCTGTATCGGTTAGCACGGAACAGCTTATTGACTCTATGGGTCCGTTAAGTGCGCCTGAAAGGTCTGGTTTAAAAAACCTAATTACCGGTGTTAAAGCTAATCCTGACGTTGGCTACGTAACCAAATTCCGTACGCAAGTAACGGACGTTGCTGCCACCATTGAGAAACGGCTAAGTGAGAAGTTTGACGGCGCTGTGCGCGACTCTTTAGGCAACCTAAACCCCATGGGTCTGTATCGTCAAGCGCAAGACTACACCAAGATGCTGCTTGAATATTTCCAAACTGGTACGTTATACAAAGACAAAGCAACAGGTTTGTGGAAGTCTGGAGATGTAGACCCAAACACAGGCAAAAGCGTACGCCCACCCGCAGAAGTCTATGCGTTAATTGACAAGTATGCAGAGAAGAACGGATACAGCCGTGAACGCGCCACACAGATTGCCAGCCGTGTATTGGAAGGTGTGCGTTTAAATGAGATGCGCAGGTCTAATGCGCAGGACGGCACAACGTTCCTGATTCATTTGAAAGACAATGAGATTGACCAGTTGGTAAAAGAGTACAACGCCGACTCAGACCTGCAGGAAATGAGCAAGCTCATGGACGACGCTCGTAAAGCAATGGTTGACAACTTGGTTGCGGTAGGTAGGTTATCTGCTGAAGAAGGCAAGCTATGGCGTGAAGTCGTAGGCTATGTACCGTTTGACCGTGAAACAATTGAAGGGGTTACTGCCAACTTTAACAAAGCTAAAAAGATTAGTGGCAAAGGTCTGGCGCAATTAGGCAAACTGCCGGAGTTGGTTGGTTCTCTTAACCGTCCGGTGGGCAATGTGTTCGATAACTACCTAAACACGTTGGGGTGGATGGTTGGGCAAACACTTAAAGCCGACGCTACTCTAATAACTTTGCGTAGTCTGGAAGACATTGGACAGGCTAAATTTTTGGGACGCACTAATCAAGGCCAGCCAAACGTTGTAGGCGCTTATGTTGACGGCGAGATGATGTATTGGTCTGTGCCGAGCAAGTACGACGTCATGGCGTTTAAAGACTTGAACCCACCTAAAGCGGGTTGGATTCGGGCTATGGGTGCGTTCTCTAACATCCTTCGTAAAACAGTTACTGTACTGCCGCCATTTGCGTTGAAGCAGGTGATGGATGACGTGCAACGTGCCATCATGACGTCTGGTGTAAAGAACCCCGGCGCTTTGGTTTGGATGTCTCTGACTAACTTCCCCAAGTTGGTATTGGCAGAACTGCGTGGCATCCAGCATCCGATGGTCAAAGATTTTGGCAAGCTTGGTTTGACTGGTGAGTATGACTTTGAAGCCGGTAAGCCTGCAACATCTTTGCTAAAAGACTTAGGCTATAAAAAGCGCGGTAGGTTTGAGTCACTGATTCACAAACTAGACGGCATTACTCGCGCATCTGATTTGGCAGTTCGTAAAGCAATCTACGACCAGACCATGAAGGAAAGCAAAGGCGATGAGTTGTTAGCACAGACCCGTGCCCGCGAGTTTATTAACTTCCGTCGCCGTGGTGCAAACCAGTTTGTGACCGACATGATTACGGTCATCCCGTTCTTTAACGCCTACATTCAAGGTATGGATGTGCTGTACCGCGCAGCGTCAGGCAAGGACTCAAGTTCTTCTGTTGATCGTGCGCAAGCTCGACGACTGTTCTATAGCCGTGCGGTTACCGTTACGATGCTGAGTTCCCTGTATGCGTTGGGTAAGGGCGATGATGACGAAGACTACAACGAGATGGACTTGCGCACACGGGACAGCAACTGGATTCTTGGTGGCGGATACAAGATCGGAGTTCCGGGCGAACTGGGCGCTATCTTTAAAGTCATACCAGAACGTATCGTAGAGTACATGCGTCGTCAGGGTACACCAGAAGAGCAAACGGCATTTGAAGCCGTGCGTACAACGCTGAGCTACATGTTTGAGCAGTACTTAGGTCGTGCTGTGCCAATACCGCAGGCTATCAAGCCCGTGATTGAAGCATGGGCTAACAAGTCATTCTTGACCGGCAAAGACTTAGAGGGCTATCACCACAGGGCAATGGACCCAAGCATGCGTAGGACTGAGCAAACGTCAGAGCTTGCAAAAGCTATTGCCGTGTTTAGCCGTGACGAGATTGGTGTTGAAGTTTCCCCAATCATGATTGACAACGCACTGCGTGGTTACTTCGGTTCAACTGCTGCTATGGTTACGATGGTGACGGACAGCTTGCTTAACCCAACGCGAGTCGACCGCCCACTGCACAAGTACGCACTGTTCAGCAACTACTTGTATGACCCAGTTGGCACACGTCGCATGACTGAGTTCTACGAGGAACGCGAGAAAGTTGGCAAGGCAAACACTACGCTAAACGAGTTGATGAAAACTGACCTTGATCGGGCAGAGAAATACATTGACGAACACGCGGATGAGTTGCAGTTAGAGGGCGCAATTAATTCTACGCTTGAACAACTGGAACGCACCCGTGCCTACCGCAAATATCTGAATAGCGTTGAGGGTGCCAATGACATGAGCAAGACAGACCGCGAAGCAGAACTCAAAGAACTCAAACAGATGGAGATTGAGTTAGTTGGCTGGGTACGCGAAGCCAAAACAGAACTACGTAAAGTTCAGTAAACCCGCCACACTCGCGTACCATACCGCCCGTACTCACAACGGGCGCGTACTTCTATTTTGATTTTGAGAAACCTAGTGGCCGGTAGGAGTGCGTCTCGCACCTGCACAGGTGTTGCAGTGGTTGGCAAGAAGAACGAACTACCGACTACAAGCCGTTCCCAATTGAGATAATACTCAACCCCGTGAAGGGTGAGTACTCTCATGCTGTCCAACAGCTTGGGCTTCGGCTTAGGGGGCGGTGATGTTTTCCGCTTGCGCAAACGCCGTTTCGTCGATGCCAATTACGTCTCCATCAAAGATGTAGCAGCGTACTGCAATACCACTAAGCCCCCCTACGGCCCCTGCGCCAATACGAGTTGGGTGTGATTTGCCACCATGCTTGAGATACCCTGCGGTAGTCAGCCGTGCCAAGCTATCTCTAACGTCTACTTGCCTGCTAGTAAAGTATTTGCGAAGCTCAGCCACGGGGATTGCAAGCGTCTTGGTGTCAGGGTCATACCGCATAACCAGTTTGCCCTTGGGCGTCAGAGCCGGTCTCTCAGGCATTCCACCTTTGGGAGTGTACGCTGCAACCATTGCGTTGTTGACGTTCTCGTTGATGAATGCACCCAGAGTTTCCTGAGCCACAGTCATTGGGTTGCCAACGCTAGACAAGTTAGATGCAATCGACTCCCGTACAACTCCCAACGCATACTGATAGATACGTGTAATGTCGATGTTAATTAGCCCGAGCTTGGTTGCAATCAACGCACCCACAAAGGCACATGTCAGCAAACAAGAATAGAAACGATCAGTCTGGTCTAGGTTCAACGCCTTGTCCACCTTGGCTTGCATATCGGCAAGCAGCTTCATCACATGGTCGTGGTTGTCAATGATGTATTGAATGTAAATCGGACCTGCCACGCCGTAGTTGGTATTTAGCTTACCAAACGTCTCGTTAATCTCAGCCTTGGTTGAACCTGTGTATGCGTGAAATGCAACCTCAAGCACCCGACGAAGCTCACCATCTGCCGTACTCTTAAGATTTTGCAGGGCATCCACAACAGAGGCGTTACCTGACGACAAAGTAAAGTTACACCATGTTGTGTTGTTCACACGCAGTTTATTACTCTGCGATTCCATACGGTGCTTGCCTCGCCCTGAGGTGAACCCATAAGCGTAGTCAGACAGAATCTCGGGCTTCTCGTTGGTGATCTCGTCCACAGTAAACGCAATACTGTTCATCATGCCAAGCAAGTGCATCTTGGAAGCGTACGTGTCGTCTTGTTTTAACAACAAGGTGTCCGGATTGCCAAAGATAGAGTTAACCACCATCTGCGCCGTTGACTTACCAGAGCCTGAGCCGTTGTGTTTAAGGTGAATCAACGCACCCTTCACGTTCTGCTTGGGACCAATGAACTTCAGCAAGGGTGAACCAAATCCAAAGAACAAAGCCAGTGCATGCGTCTCAAGTCCGGGTCGGTTGTAGAAGTTAGCTATCTTGCTCCACTCTTCCAATGTGCCAGTTGGTTTGAACTGCTCAGCCAACTCCCGTGTACCGCTCGAAGGCGGTGCTAACTTAGTACCCGCTGCGGTGTATTCCAACTCACCTACGACAAAGCCAAGCCCGTCAGGTGTCCATCCCATTTGGCTGCGTGTTTTGTTCGCAGCGTACTGCGATTGCAGTTTGCGTAGTGTCGAAGCAAAATAAGCCATGATTGCATCCAAGTGTTTTCCGTAAGCGACCACACCGTTTTTAATTAGTAGGTCGCGCATTTTATCTTTGGTAAATAACGTAGTCACGGGGGCGTAGAACCTACGAACACCGTCTTGCTTCATGTGCAAGTTCAGACCCACCATCTCGCCCTCACCATTGCCGTACTGGTCCGAGTCAAAGAACCGTTCTGTCAGGTATAGATCGTATGGGTAAATTTCAACGTCTTTCTCCTCACCGTCAGGGGTACGCTCTTTCTTGTACACACCGCCATTAGCGCCACGAAAGTATGGGAATGGGTATGCCGGTATCGACATGGTGAGTGCCGGTGCGGTCTCGTCCTCGGGGGTCTCAATGATGTACTGGTCATCCTCAACAACTGCCTGCTCAACAAACTTACCCAACAGAATTGGTGTAGAAATCTTCTGAGGGCAACCCTCGCACAGAGACGGGTTGTTGCTTCGGTACCACTCGCAGGTATACGGACCTTTGGTCTCAGCAGCCTTAGCTTCAGTTGCCTCTGCCGAGTACTCGGGATGCCGTTTGGACAGCGTATGGATAGCCGTAGGGCCGTCTTCGCAACGAACCGCAATAGAAAGCGCAGCCCTCCACAACGGTTCTTCTAATGTATCTGCGTTCTCAAGGGCATGCTTCATCTGCGCACAGCCATTACCGTTAATACTACGGATAGCGATACGCTTAAACGAACACTTGGGATAGTCGCCCCCACCTAAGTCCTTAGATGTATCGTCCATGCCAAACTGCTTGGCAGCACTCAAGTCCATCGCAGGGGCGGGTAGTGGCTCAATAAACTCGGCAAGGGATACAGGTGTCCCCACTGCAATAATTTGTACGGGTCTCGAAGTTGCGTTCTTAAAGTTATGGGTGCCGGGTATGCGCAGGATGCGAGCAGCATCTGAAGTTACGGCAGGATCAGCAAATAATTTCTTTTGAGCGCACAAGCGCTTCAGTGATTTTGCGTGTCGTATCCACTCGGATACAGGCACGTCTTCGGTCAAAGGCCAATAGACATGGAGACCACCACCTGAGTTAACAAGCGTTGGACTTGGGAGCTTTGTGTCAGCAACAAATATGGATAGGGCTTGGGCAGCGGAGGCTTGGTCAGCGTAGGGCTTACCTGTACCGCAATCTAAGTCTAGAAAGAACGACCGCAGAAAGACGGCATTGTCTGCCTTGCGACCTGAGGCATCTTTAAATGTGGCAAGCGCAAAAAACGCATCCACGCCTTGGGAATCCATACCTGAGCCGACCGCCTCCACGTCTTCAATCGTCGCTTGGAACGACTGCTTGACGGCATTTGCCCGAATACCCACAGTGCAATACAAGCCCTGCGTAGGTAAAACGGAGTTGAGAAAGTCAGTCACAGAACCTCACTGGGTTGAGGAGAAAAAATAGGGGCAACAGGACTACCTGTCACCCCCACGGGGATTACTTACGCTTGGATAAACGTGCAATAATCTTAGGCATTGCTGCCTGATAGCAGGCGCGCGGCACCGTTTTACCAGTCAGCCAGTTGTACACACTCGCACGAGTCACGCCAAACATCTGCGCTATTTCGGTAATTGGTGTACCTTTGTTAATGCATACATCAGCCAACTGCATAACAATCGGCCTCTGGTCTGCATCTTCAACTTTCTGAATGAAAAGGGTGTCGTGCCCCCGCAATCTATTACGCATCTTCGTCAGTGGCCCAGTCACTCAAGATGTCAGTAACGTTTTTAGCTGCAGCAGGAGTCTCAGGCTTAGCTTTAGTTGATGGACGCTTCACGGGTTCAGCTACTTCTTCTGGCTCCGCTTTAGTTACCACAGGGGCTTCTTTGAACGCTTGCGGTAACGCAGGCATACCTTCAGCTTTAGATGGAACCATCTTCAACTCGATAGCTTGACGAGCGTCTTCTGTTTGGCTCTGTGCTTTACCCAGTTCCCACTCTTCTTTCGACAATGGGCGTACAGCACGGAACTTCAACACGGGCACTGCTTCGGCAGTGTCGAAGCGAGCTTCGGTCACGATGCCTGTAATCGGAATACCGTGTCCTGACAAGAACTTACCAAACGCTTGCAGTGGCATCTTCTCACCTTCAGCACGACCAAAGTATGACTTGGCAGGGACTGACAGGCGGTAGATGTTGCCACCGATGTCGTTCTCCAAAGCTACAGCCAAACGCTTACTGTAACGGCAGGCACGAGCCTTACCATCGCCAGAGCCTTCGATGTTCTGTGGGCAGGTAGCGCACGTCTTGGCTTGTGGGTTAGCCACTTCTTCGTTGGGCACTACGCCTTCGGCAGACCAGCAGGCAGGCTTGATGTCCTTACCTTCTTCGTATTTGTCTGCATAGAACGTGCGGGTTACACCCTTGCCAGATGCAATCACCACAAAGTTCATGGCGCGTTCTTCGTTCTTGGCGACTTCTTCACCGCCTACGACCATACGCCACACACCGCCCTTGATTGAGATTTGCTTACCGCCAGAACTACCTGCGATGTCACGGGTAGTAGCGTCTGAAGCCTCACGTAAATAGTCAGGGATAACGGAACCGGATTTGAAAAGTGTCATGTTACTCATTTTGATTTCCTATTGGGAAGTTACTTGGATGAACGGCGAACCGTGATCGAGTATTTCGACTCGATATTCACACCTGCAGGCATGCTGTCTGGATTCTCTTTGACGAACTGTGCAAAGTTACCTTGCGCAATACGACGTTCGAGTAAGTCAGGGGCATCATGCTCACGGATGAATTTGTACATACTGTCCCAGTCACTGGTCCAGTAGCGTGTTTTGACGGCTCGTGTGAACGAACCATATTGTGTTTTGCCACCGTCTTGACCGGTGGTTTTGCAGATTTCTAGAAGCTCATGCTCGACGGCATCCAACTGCTGATCGAGGTCAGCAATCTCGGCTTCCATTTGTTTTTTTCTCATTTCTTTGGCGTCACGTATTTTGATGTATACATTGACTAACTGACTTGCATCCATAGGATTCCTTTGATTTACGTTGAACAAATTGGTGGAGGTACTAACCGCTCGTCTGCAAGCTTTAAAAGCCTTTGCACGGCTTTCCCCCCGTTTTTTAGAAATTATACACTGTCAAATTTACGTGTCAAGCTCTTGTTTGTATAAATCCACCAAACTTAGATGTAAATCTATTTTATTTTGTAGCATGGTGTACATACGGCGCTCAACTGGACTGCCTTGCAAGTGCGTGACGGTAACTTTATTTGTTTGCCCTGCACGGTGTGCCCGTGAGTTAGCTTGTAGATAGATTTCTGTAGACGCTACTGGACCCCACCAGACAACTTGGTCAGCACGAGTCAGCGTGATACCGTGTGCAGTAGCCTGCGGTACTAGCAGTAGTATGCGTGGGTCGTCTTCTGTTTGGAATTGTTTGATAATGTCTGCCCGTCGTGTTGATGGGACACCGCCATGGATTGTTTGCACTGTGTATCCTTCTTTGAGCAGAGCATTTTCAACCATTTGAAGCGTGTGTCTATATGGGATAAACACTAATATCTTATGGTCGGTTTCTTCGATCACATTGATAAGTTCACTCATACGATTGGCTACGTCAAACTCGACAACGCCACCGTCATCGGTATATACCGCACCTTGCGCAACTTGCAAAAGTTTGTTAAGCATTGCTGCTGCATTGACCGCTGTAATTTCCGATCCTGCTGCGATAGTCATCATTTGTTTTTTGAGCGCGTCATAATACTTGGTCTGCTGAGCAGTCAAGGGAACTTCACGAGTCGAGTACAACAAGTCAGGCAAGTCCAAGCACTCAAGTTTTGTATATCTGATAGCCGGTTGCAATACTTGATGAACGATCTGTTGTGCGTCTTGCCTCGGCACCCACTTGTACTGCGTAAGTTTAAGCATCACCTTGTCACGGAACGCACCAAAGAATCTAGGCACGGCATCAGGTGCCACAAGCTTAGCCAGACCATAGGCATCTAGCGGTGACTGCGAGGCAGGCGTACCTGTCATCATCCACAGGCGTGTAGTAGGTTTAATCAAGGTTGCAAGGCACTTCCATCTATCGGTAGTCACGCTCTTAACTGCGTTAGCCTCGTCCACAATGATGAGATCAAACCCACCTGCTTCTAGCTCTTTGTTAACTACTTTAACGCCATCAAAATTAATAATGACAAACTCGTAGTCACCATCAATAACCTTTTGTCTTTGTGTGCGTGAGCCTTGCGCAATAGCCACTGTGCGGTGCATGACAGTCTTAAACAAATCAGATCGCCATGCAGTGTCCATGATAGACACTGGACACACAACAAGCACACGTTTGACTTTGCCTTGTGTTATTAGGTAATCAGCAGCCCATGCTGCAGCACTTGTTTTACCTGTACCTGCTTCGTTAAATACAAAGCAACGTGGATGGAGTGTGAGGAATTCTGCAGTGGTTCGTTGATGGTCGAAAGGCGTAAACATTCCGGGCCACTTGTATCGTCCCAAAATGGGACTAGGTACATCTCGTATACCTAGATTGCGTAGTAGTTGCACTTCGTCAAAGCCCCAGTTAACAATGACTTGGTCAACGTCTCCGTTGTTTTCAAGCACTTTGCTTTTAGGAATGATTGAAGTGATTTGATCTGCTTTGCGTGTGTTAAACACTAACGCTTTGTTGTCAATGATTTGCATATAAATTTGAATAGAGGTGACAAAAATAGCCCAGTAGCACTGCTACTGGGCAAACCCATTACTGGGAGGAGAAAGGAAACCAAATGAAACAACTTAGAAGTGGCAACCGCTAAGTGGGTTCATATTACATTATTTTTTACGTTCCCGCTTAGAAATTTGTGACTTTAATGCACCAGATTTAGTGCGGGAAAAACTTGTGTTTTCAGACTGCGGTGAGGCACGGAGATTGCTTAACTTAGACGTACCGCCCTTGGACATAGCCTTCTTATGGTCTACGTCTACATCGTCAGGCAGAGTGCCATGAGCCTTCTCGTATGCCCGTCTAGCCTTGTGTCTTTCGGATTGGGCAGCCAACTGTTTAGGCGTACCCTGATACCGTTCGTATTCTTGCTTATAGTTTCGTTTAGTGGCCATTGTGATTCTCACATGTAGTAACTGGGCAGAACTTACATAGCGGAGAACTTTTGGGATTCCACACCCCATGCACTACCGCTGCTTCGATTGCACTAGCCCTGCCAGCCCATTTAGACAGGATTTCAGGCAACTGTGCCCGAGTGTACTCAGACTTAATTACATCGCCAACCACAACAAACAGCAGCGCCCCTTTAACGGTATTTACGTTGGGATGGTGAATCATCACCATAGCTGCCATTAGTTCTAACTGAGCGCTGTCCGCATATCGGCTTGACTTGCCGGTCTTGTAGTCGGCTACTCTTGCAACGCCGTTGTTGTGGTTGATTGCAAGGTAGTCTGGGATGCCTCTGAACCATACGTCTTTGTCAAAGAATCCACAAGGGGTAAAGTTTGCTCGGATGCCAAGTTTCTCTTCGCAACGAACGTCGCCTTGGAAGTTGGCAAGGGGTTCCACGAATGGTTTGTAGTGCGCATAACTCGCTGGAAGTGGTGTTTTATCACGGATGTATTCTTCAAATGCTTTGTGTACGGCAGTGCCGTATAGGGTTGCCTCGGTATCTTTAAACTTATACTTTTTTAGTATCTTTACCTCATGGTATCGGCGTGGACAGCCCTCGTAGTCTTTGATGCTTGAGTAAGAGTGAGATAGCGTCATGGAAAAAACCGAGTTTGTTTTTGCAAACCCGAGTGTACCAATTAACAATCCCCATAGGAAGCCCCGACGCCTGATTCGCATGCTAGCGGTAAAGTTTGTGCCCACTTTGGTCTCCATGACATACACTCCTCAACGTATCGTTGCGCCTCATCTTTGTCATCAATTGGTGCTATACACGCCACGGCATCGTGAACTGTCAACACCACCTTATACTTCTTGCCGATTTTCAGCATCTGCTCCGCAACGACCTGCCTTGCTACGGCTTGACACACGTTCTCCACTACTTTCCCCCCGTAGATATACACGGGTAATCCCTTAGAGAAGTAACGCCACTGATCTTTTTTAGTCTTCTCATCCACCACTTTGGCTAAGTCTGGATACTGGATGTGGAGACCGCTAGGTAGGGTTAACCCTTTGCCCGGAACTGCCTTAATTAGCCCTTGCTCGTCTACTTGGAAACCGTTGCCTGTACGCAACGCTATCAACGCTTCGTCGGCTTTACGCCACAACTCGGGTATCTTGTAGTAGGCATGTCTGTATGCGTCAATGATGCGTTTTGCTTCTTCCTCGGTTGCATCTACACCGGCCTGCATCTTGAGGAATATCTTTAACTTATGATGTCCAACGCCATATCCCGCACCGAGAATTACAACTTTGCCAACTTGTCTTTGCTGCTTGTCGATATCTTCGGGAGGTATCCGATAAATCTTGCTTGCCATTAGCTTGTACACATCTTGGGAACGTGAGAACGCATCCACCAAGTCATGCTGACCTGCCAACCAAGCCAAGGTACGTGCCTCGATCTGCGCTGAGTCGCAGTCAATCACAACGTGCCCTGCGGGGGCTTTGATAGCTTTCTTGATCTTGCCTGCGTTCGTTCCGCGTGATGGTAGGTTCTGCAGGTTTACAGAGTCTTGACCAGACCAACGACCAGAGTGTGCCCCGTAGTAACGTAGAGGTACAGGAAACTTGCCTCTAGTAGACATACCAATAAAGCGCTCAGTGCGAGTTTCCTCAATTGTCGTCTTGTTTCCAAGGCGGGCTGCGACAAGCATTTGTACTCGTTCATCAGGATGCTCCTCAAGTGATTTGAATTCTTCGTCAGTCTTGGCAAATGCCCACGCTACCTTACCAGTGCGCAGGCTTACCTTTGTGGGCGGTACAACGCCGTAGTTCTCGAGTACCTTAGAGAACTTGTCATTAGACATGAGTAGCTTCTTGATGCCATCCATGCCCTCGCTAAAGATAGCGTGTACATATTCGGGATCAGCGTCTTTCAGCATAAAGTCCCGCACAGACTCCATCAGGGCTTCTTTGGCATCCCTCACGGCTTCCAAGTGGTCAACGAGTAGCTTCTTGTCCAACTCGAGTACAGGCTCAATGAACATACGCAGAGTCATGTCCATCAGTTTCAGTTCTTGCTTAGGGAAACCCATCGCCATGTACATGTTGAATAGCTTGTACGTTAACTCAGTGTCGTTGATGCAGTACTCAGCGTAACGTGCCATCTCCTCTGCCGAGAAGTCAGCATAGTGTTTACCCTTGGCATGAACAACTTCGTCACCCTTGACTCCAATACCCATGCGTTCAGCTTGCTTGGCTAAGCCATGCGCTCTCTCGTGGGGGTATAAGGCTCGTGACATACCAAGCGTGTCCAACCAAGCCAGTGGCTTTACGCCATACAGCCAGTCAAGTACCGCACCATCGAACGCAGTGTTCTGCGCAACCACCATCGCATCAGACCAGTCAAACTCTTTCAGTATCCGTTCCACTTGCGGTTTGGGATACCAAACGGTTTCGCCATCGTCCACCTTGATTGCAATGCCAATCATCTCAAACTGAGATGACCGCACATACTCCTCGGTAGGAATCTTGGTCAGGGAATACTCAGTTGAGTAGAAGCACTCAAGGTCTAGGGTTACGATTTTTGGCATACGATTTTTCTTCATCTTTGATTATCTGCACCTGCGCACCCACTGCTCGTGGGTCAGTCCAACCCTGCATCAAACGTTTACCATCTAAGCCACGTCTTTCAGCCATTCCAAGTTTTGTGGGGGCTTCTGGTTGGGACAACAGTTGGTGAAATGTTTTGGCTTCAAACCTTGCGCGTCGAGCTTCTCTGTATGCGTCAATCAACGCTACTTTCTCGTCTTCGGTTAGGTACCATAGCCGGTGTATGTGTCCGTCTTGTTTTTCAGTTAACAGGTCGTCTATTTTTGACGCAAGCTCACCAAACTTTACATGTTGTGGGCGACCATCATCTAAATCCCCAAAGAAATCCTCGGGGTTGGTTTTGAGTCGTTCAATAATTACTTGTACTGCTTGCATCATGTCATGCACTCCTCTATTATTCGTTCTAGGTAGTCGTAGTTGTCTTCACGGATGATGAGTGTATACCCACCACAAGCGTTTATTAGTTGTAGGTTTTTTAGTTGCAGTGCAGTCGCCTGCCCCTTGCCTGCCTTGGCTTCGATAGCCACAAACTTACCATTCACACAGCACAGGAAGTCAGGCACTCCACTGTTGCCGTAGCCAGTACCGATAGGCATGGCGTAGTAAATGCCGTGCGCTTTCAAGATTGTTTTGATCTTGGCTTTGACCTTGGACTCAGGTGTTGCTGCCATGGTTTTGCTCCTTCAGTAGTGCGTCATAGTACTGCTTGGGCATCGGGGCTTTCTTGGTGATGATGGTACGTAGCCACTCGGCACCACCAAGCTGATTAAAAATAATCCATTGCCGATCAGACATCCTTATTTGTCTTCCTATTAGTGGCTCGGGGGGCTTTGGGCGTGGCATGGTTTAACTCTCCTTCGTGTTTGTTTGGTTGTCGTGCTTTTGAGTAAGTGCCAAATAGTTTATAGCCTAGCTCTTTCTCACTTGCAATTGTCCCCATACCTTTAGTGCGGAAGTATGGGTCTTTTAAAAAGATGCTAGGGCGATCTACTAAACGCAACTCATCCCATGGATTAAGTACGTGTGGAGTACCACCCTTGAGAACAAAACATTCTCTAATTGGGTCATAGCGGATAAGGTCAAGTACTTTCATTGCAGTATCCCCAACTTACGTAGCGCAACTTTCAAACCTTCTACGCCACCGACACGTTGGTCATTGATAAATATCTGAGGCATCTGACGGGCGTCAGGGTACTCCGCTAAAAAGTTTTGTAGTCGGTTGCCTAGCGTGATGTCAACATCTACGTATTCAATTTTTGCCTGCGAAAGAATCCGTTTGGCTGTATCACAGTTTGGGCAGTTATCCCTTGTGTAAATTATGACGTGTGGGTTTTTCATCTTGGTGCATCCTCGTGATTGTCAGGGTTGAACTTAGGGACTCGGTTGCCCGTGTCCTTGGGGTTTGGGAATGGTGGGAAAGGCCAAGTCATTTAGGTACTTTTAGATTCATCTGTAGACGATTCCAAGAACGGGATGTATGGTGTTTCTTTGCGCAAGGCGTAGTATTCAACTTGGCCTTTTGCAGAGTTAATCATCTTACCCGCTAAGTTGGCAAGTTCGGAAGCGTCTGTATGTTTGACACTGCCATCTCGCAAACCCATGAATACGGATGCAAGTTGGGTGCGTAGTTCTTCAACGTTTTTCATTTTCTAACCTCTCGTTTGATTTGGACAATAAGTCTTTGGGTTTCAATTAGGCTCTTGGATACCAGATGCGCAGGCAGTCCAATGTTCCTTCGAACTAACAACTTGATGTAGTTAGTATCCAGATTGCGAATTTTCGTTCGCGCTGTTATTCGGTCTTGTGGCCGTCGTGCTTGTTGATAGGCGCGTAACCTCTCTCGCACTTCGGGTTGTTGGTGGCGCTTCCTTTGTCGTTCACTAATCTCCTCTCTATGTATCTGACTGTACTCACGGCACTTGGCACGAAGCTCGTCTCGTTTCTCTTGGTATCGCTCACGCTTGCGTTCTATTGCACGATTACGATGGCGAAGTTTTGCTGCCTTGACTCTGTCAGGGTTGGCTTTACGCCACGCCGTATTCCACGCTAAAAATTTGAGACGCAATTCCTCTTTCTGCTCGGGTGTCCTGTTAAGTTTGCGTTGTTCACGCAACTCTTTCTCACGAGCATGAGCCTTCTCTAAGTTAGCTTCACGAGCAAGCTTGTTACCCAACGTGTGACATGGTTTGCAATGTGACTTGTGGCCCCATGTTTCTACGCCCTTGTACACATTCTTACGACGAGTGAATTCTGTTAAGGGCTTCTCTTGTTTACAGCATGTGCATATCTTAGTCATTCTCCTAATTCCTCAAAGATTTCGTTGAGTACAGTTTTGATTTGGCTGACCATCTCAGCTTTAGTATAAGGTGCGGACATGACCATCTTGATACTTGCCAACGCCTTATACATAGCTTGCCCCTTCAATGCGAACAGCAACGCATCCTCATCGTCGGGGTAGTCAAACTCCAGTATGGCTTTTGATTTCATTTACCCAAGCCACCGAAGTACAGGTGCAGGCGACGATACAACTCATGCGCATCGTTAAGACTCACTGTATCCATGATGATGTCAATGTTTGTACGAATGTCGGGTTTGTGGTCAAGTGCCAATGCAGCTAGTCCCAATGCCTCTGCGCTAGGCTCAGTTGTCTTAGAAGTTATAACCTTATAACTTTTGGCTTTCTTTACCTTAGCTTCTCGCTTGGCAGTAACCTTAGCTGATTTAATAGGTCTGTACTCGTCGCCGTTGGGGTATAGCATGCCGTAGTTGTTTTTAGTTATGTGTCCTTGTCGAAGCATCTGCCCTATCAAGGATGTCACAGATGATTTCTTATGTCCACTTTGCACAAGCTTCTGAATGGCGTGTGCTCGAGTACACCCCGCGTTGTCTCGCACAAAGTTAAAGGTTTGTTGTGATACGTTGTTTGTAGGTTTGAACACGGTTAATTCCTTTGGTTGTTCAGTTGTTTCTGGTTGTTCCCATGCATGCAATATCTTTTGCATTTCTGTTTGTATGTCAGGCATCGTCATCCTCAAATAAGTTAAGTTGTTTAGGGTCAGGTATGGTGCGAATCAAATCTTCCACGTCACGCATTCGCATCTCCAACCTTTCAGATAAGACTTTGATTAACCCCGATTGCCCATCGGCAACGCGGATTAGTTCTTTATCGGTCAAGTTGTCATAGTTCATCGAAGCTCCATAAAGTTAAGTAAGTTTCCGTCATCATCGGTTGTAAACCACATGATGTTGTCAGGCGGAGGCACAGTTACACGCTTTAGATGCCCACCTACCATTGCGACTGATCTGATTTGATCTAGCCAATCAGGTATGTCTTGTATAAGACCACGAGAGGCTTCCTCATGCCCATCCCGCCATCGTTTAAGCGTGTAGTCGCCATCACGCTCTTCGTATCTGCATTCATACATATCGTTTTGGTTGTTGTAGCCTAGTTTGTTTTCCAACAAGCGTTGGGCATCACTAAATCTAACGTCGTCTTTTCTCATGTCATACCCCTGTTCCTCCAACATTGTTTGTATATCAAGATACTTGTCCTTCATCTTCCCCATCGTCTACCCCCCAATCAAATGCGCCGAGGATTTCATCCACCTTGATCTTAGTTAAAGCACGAGTGCTATCTTCTTCACGCAATTCTTTAGGTGTTACCCCAGACAATACCTCCTCAAGCTTACGTGAAGCTTTCGTCAACGCAGGGTCGTTAGTAATATTCATGACCTGCAACAACTCACACAAGTCAACGGCATTGGTCACCGTTGTGTCGTGGAACGTACGCTTCTTGCCATCCTCATCGACAGTCAAGCGGTCACTCAACTTACTGATAGCGTTATACAAACGAGTCCATGAGTCTTGGTTTGCTGCCTTCAGCTTGGCATCAAGCTTCTCTTCGTATTGGGCGATCAGGTTGCGTTGTACCTCGCTCTCCACATCAAGTCGGAAGTCACCGCCAGTAGGCAAGGGGGTGAACGATGCCTCCATACGAAAACGCTGAGCCACCTTGCCCCTGCTCGGGTACTCACTGCGATCAAACAATGTACCAAGTTGGAACGCTGCCCCTGCTACGAGTGTCTCGTACTTGTCCAAGAACGCATCTACCAAACGATTAAACTCGGTGTTATGTTTGTTCATAACCTTTTGATACTCAAGCAGGGCTGCAGTGGGCAACAGTCTTGCACCTTGGTCATTCCATGGGAGAGTCAAGCGATAGTGTTCGGCTCGGGCACGAGCTTGAAACTTGGTGATAGCTTCCAACTCTTTGCACTCAGCAAACAAGTTCTTGTACACCGACGCTGCTTTCTTGGAGCCTGACCCCTTGGCATTGGTGACCTCGGCTTGCGTACTCTTGTCTTGCTTGCGACCCGAGTAGACTGCGATGTTTAAGTCCACCATCATGGCGGAACGTGCGACGCCTGCAATAGGCTTCTCTGTTTCGATTGTGTAGTAGTTCATGGTTTCTCCGAAAGTTATAAGGTTATAGGTTTGTTATTTAGCTTCATCGACAGTTTGATTGTGTCGATGTAGTCTTGGTTCACTGGTGCTACAGTGAATATCTCGTGTGTTACGACTGGTTTAATTACAGGAACAAATGCGCTCTGATACCCTTGCGAGCCTTGGTTGTTGCCCACATGAGTTTCAGTTAAGTGTTCGGCAAATGACAACGTGTCAGTAAGGATTTCAAGTTGCCTTGCATCTACCAAAACGCTATGCCCATTGATGGTCATCTTAAATTTCAAAATGACACCTCTATTGTTCGTTGCACATACATAAACCCTTCAGCATCGCCTGTGCGGTCATCCTCTACATCTTCGTCATCCTCACCAAGACGAAGGAACTCGTACTCGTAGCCAAGCCCAGCTACATCAGTTAAGAACGTAACAAACGTCTGAACTTCGGGGTACGAGTCATACCACTTAACCGAGTTAGCAGAGAACTTAAGCACACGATGCGCATCATTCCAACTGAAGTAATCCTCGCCCCACGCCTCAAACACATTCTTGAACGTAGTGTTGAATAGCAATTTAAGCTTGTTGTACTCCAACAAGTTGGTGTCACCGTTTGCAGGGTAAATAAGTGCCTGCACATCTGATCTATATCCCATGGTTTTCTCCAAAAGTTATAAGGTTATAAGTTTTAAACTTCGACACGAACCGTCGTACCGAAAGGTGCAACCACATCGGTTGTGATAGCCCACAAGGTAGGTACATTGGTGTTACCCCAGTCACCTACATAGCCATCGGTAAACTGCACAATAGCTTGTGGATTGATACGTTGTTCACGCAAGTATTCAAATAACACAGAGCCATCTGTACCACCACCGCCTTTGGGTTTCATGTCGGCTACGGCAAACTGACCATCTTCAAATGTCTGATGCCCTGCTACCTGAGTGTCCCAATAGATAACGTGTGTCTTGGTTGGCTTGACATCCTCGATGATGGTCTTGATGTTGGATACGAACGCAGTCATTTCATCACCACCAAAACAAGAACCCGACGTGTCAAACCCGATCACCAACTCCGTCATAGTTGTGCCTACCATAGAGGGCATGTAAACGTCGTAGCTCAAAAACCTACGATTGGGCTTACGCCATGATGACTCGTCACGACCTGCGCATGTCTCAGTAACGAAGTCACGCAAGACTTTCTTCCAATCAATCTTGGGTTGCAACAAGTCACCGAACGCACCATCTGCATCGCCTGCACCTTTGCCTTGCATTTTGCGACGCACGATCTCACCCTGACGAATGGCTCGTTGAATCTCATTACCACGCTCGGCATCTTTAGCAGGGTCACCGCTTGTTGCATTAGCCCAGTCATGCTCATCGAACCCTTGCCCACCCTCGCCACCGCCACCACCCCCGCCTTCTTCTTCCTCTTGCTTGAGGTCTTCGAAGATTTGCTTGACCGACCATCCACGATACTTGGCATCAGGTTGCACACCCAACTCAGGCATCTTGATGAACCCCTCGCCATCATCCATATCCACTAAGGATAAGTTAACGAAGTGATCTGCTGCGATGTTAGCCAACTGAGCATCCTCGTCATGCAATGCAGACCATACTTGCAAGTGACGATATGCTTTGTGCTGACCCTCATGCAAGATGAGGAAGCGCAACTCGGGGTCGGTCTTCATGTGTTCTTCGATGAAGGCAGGGTTGTAGATCACATCCCAACCGTTGGTAGCTGCGGTAGGTACGTCGTCATTGACATGCACCTTGCCACACGCAAGGATACCGCTATACACACAGAACTTTTTGTGTTGCATGATAGCGATGTGAGCTTTCTTGATTCGATCTTGTACGTTCATTTGATTTCTCCAGAAGTTATAAGGTTATAAGTTTTCAAAAGTTGTGATGTGTCGGGATAGGGAACTCTTCATCCCTATCTAGTAGCGAAGCTATGCGCTCAGCTAATGCCACCTCTTCGGGTGTTCGTTGTGTAAGGAAAGCAGTAACTAATTGCTCTCGTAGTGTTTTGTTGCGTATCACCATTGAGTAGTGTGGGTTCTTACCCATATCGTTAAGGCGTTGGATGTTTGTATCAAACCTATCATCCATGTTTTTTACAAACTCAGCGTATGTGGTCTTGTAGTAATTCTTTTTCTCTTCTTCGTAGTTCATCTTAGAGAGCGAGCAATCTGCCTCAAGCAGTCCAATAATCTCAAGGCGTAGCTCGGGGTTAATATCTCGTGATGACCGAAAAGATAGATAGCTACCATGCGCAGGCTCAGCGTAAATCACAGGCGTTTCACCCGCTAACTTAAAGACGAGGTTGCGCACCCCTTTAGTCTGACTTGACCACCCACCGTTGTGCTTGCCTGACGCAATACTCTTGCGCACCAAGTTACGTAGCGTCTTAGTCAAACGTGTTGGGTTAAAGGTTGCCGTGGTGAGTACACCGGGGGCTTGCAGTTGTCTTGCGATGTCGTACATGTTGCTCATGATTGTTTCCCTTGTTTGTTTAAGTAAGCGGTTTGTAATCTCCATGCGTCATGGGACTGCATGTTGTTTTGCATTGGGCGTTGGTATGCCTTGCCGATACGATTGGGATGCCAATCTTTTTTGATAACGACAATGCTCTGCCCATTAGATGTTCGTTCTACGATAAGCATCACGGTCTCCAATAGAATAAGTCAAGGACTAGCACGATAACGGCTAGGGCTAAGATCAAACGCTCGAAGCGTTCCCAAGGTGTAAACATAAAGTTATAACCTTATAAGTTTAGAAGAACTTACCAAGCTTGGCTGCTTGGGTCGTGAACTTACGGCTACCACATGCCATACCTACCTTGGCTTTGTTGGATGCCAATGAGGTAATGAATAAAGCATGTGCCTCGAACGATTCGTTAGCCATACGATCTGAGTAGTCCATCACTGCGTCGATAGACTTAGCATCGACACGACCTGCCAACATGAAGGCGAGAATAAACAACGCACCTGCACTTGTTGGAACCTTGGCTTTGTATGGTTCCTTCACAATGTTCTCATACAAGGGCAACTGATCTGCCAAGTGAATGAGTGCATCCATGTCTCTAGCTGCTGCTTCACCCACAGTACCTGCCAATGCAGGCAACAAGGCATCACCCAATACATGACGCATCTTGATAAGGTTAGATGCTTTCTCGAGTGAACGAGGCGAGCAGTATGCCTTGGTGTTGCCCGTCAATGGGTTGAAGATGTAGGGGTTCTTAGCCTTAGGGTCGAGGTCGGTGTAGCAGTCGAACACTTGCGGATACTGCTTGGCAAATGCCATCACCTCGGGGGCTATGTCGTTGTCGGATGCCCACTCGAGCCACTGCTCTACAGTTGGGTTGGCTAGGTTTACCACAGTCATGCGGTTGTAGGCATGGGCAGGGATGTTATCACCCACACCATCTGTATCTAGGTTGGTCGTTGCAAATACAATCGAGCCAGTAGGTAGAAGCACATCACCTACACGATGCTCAAGGATAGTCGGCAACAACATGTTCATCACTGGTCGCAGTGATTTACCCAACTCGTCGAGCATTAGCGCAACAGGGCGGGTTTGATTTCGACCGATACCGAAACGCACATTGGGTGCATACGATGTGGTCATGTTCTCTCGGTCAATGACAGGCATTGCCAAGTCACCGAGGTCTAGGTTTGCACAGTCGATGTAGCACATCTGATAGTCAGGTAGCTCTTTACCTAGTGTCGCAAGGATGGACGATTTGCCCACACCCGGCTGACCACGCAGTAGGACTGTGTTTGTTGTACCCACATTACGAATGAGGGTCGATGCTTGTTTGAGATTGATAGACAGGTTCATTTTGATTTCCTTGAATTGAAAGTTATAAGGTTATAAGTTTACTTAAGTTGGCTTACGCCACGTTTACAAGACAAAGGTCTCAGAGCGAGACACAATGTACATGTTCTTTTTGCATTGAGACATGATGGATGCCCAACATGCCGTTGCATTTGATTTCTCTATGTACTTGTACTGCGGGTATGCGTACTGACGTTCGAATTTACTGCGAGCAATAATTACTTTCCATTGATCGGCTCGTGCGTTATCGGTGAGTGCATCGGGTAGTCGTACACCAAACATCCCGTAGTTGTCACGTTCTATATCGTCGGGTGTAGCTACGGCATACAGTAACTTAAACGCATCGGTGAACCCTGACTCTTGCAGTTCATTGGTTAGTTCCTTGGTCGCTGCTCTATCTACTCGCTTCTGCTCAAACGCTTGAAGTGGCGTGATGACTTCGCCTTGGGCATTGAGTGTGATGCCGTCATAGTAATAATAAAGTTTAGTGCCGACACGAAGCACAGGTTGCGAATAGCTCAAGATGCTACGCTTACTCATGCCCACGCCCACACCTTCGAAGAAACCAAACGCTTCGTTCAGTCTAATGATCGTGGTGTTATGTGTGTGCCATCCGTTAGTGTCGATCTTCACATCGCCATTGGGGTAAGCGGTGATGATGTCCGTGCTATGCATGCGGATGCGGTATGTGTCGTCGTTACCCTTGACCACACGATAGTGGTCCATTGCACGTCGGTGCGCATTGGCAGGGGCGTCGCCTTTGTTCTTGCCACGCTTGTACATGTGGCGTGATAAGTGCATTGAAAGTTTTGAGTACATGCTCATTGTGTTTCTCCAGAAGTTATAAGGTTATAAGTTTGTTGTTAGCTTGGGGTTCAACTGGCGTAGTATTGATAGGTCAGTTACCACAATACAGTTGGACTTGTTCATAGGCACGATGCAATGGTTTACTTTGCGTGCTTCGCTTTCACCACATGCTAGGCATGTGGGTCGTTTCATGTGTTTGCGTTGGGGTTCGACCCGTGTCGCATAACAACAAGTGCAGATTGGTAGGTATAAGTTTTCGCTCATGGTGTTTCCTTACAATTTGTTTGGCATCTATACGGCTTGCGAACCAACGGCTAAGCCGTTGACATTCGTAGCCTTCCATCTCGTCTTGCAATAGGCGTGTCATACTTACTCCCACAAATGTTTCATTGCAGCTACGGCTTCTGCCATTTCTTTCTTGGTAGCCATAATGCGTAAGGCATCACGATCATGAGCAATAGCAATGAGTAGGTTCTTGAGCAGGATGTAGTGCCGTGTCTCTGTGTAGCTGGGTTCAATCATTTAAAGTCCTCCAGTTGGTTGGATAGTTCCCGAAATTTAGCGGCATCGCTTAGTTCTTTAATCCCTCGGTTGCGTTCGTCTTCAAGTCGGTTGAACTCTGCTTCCTCGGGTGCTGCTTGGCGTAACTCAAACACACGCCACTCTTCGTATGAGTAGGGGAAGCGTTGCATCGTCTTGTAAAACAACCTTGCGTTACAGTCAGGACACCAAGGGCTATACGATTTGCATGGTGTCGTGTCTCGGATAAACCACATCTTGTTCAAGTCCTCTTTCCACGATGGGTTAGCCATGCGGTCAAGTATCTTGTGTTTGTTCTTGCGTACTTTCATTTTGTTCTCCAAAAGTTATAAGGTTATAAGTGTTCAATCACCACAACTTGACAAACTGGCTCGTCGTCATCGTCCTCGGGTTCGTCGTTGTCACGTTCATACAAGCGGTAGGTCTGGTGATACTCAGACTTCTGCACCTTACCTTGACAGGTTCGACCCACCCTTGGGGCTAGCGTTGTACGCCAGTAGTCGCCTGCCCCATACGCCATGTGTACTTCGGCATCACCGTCGTAACACTCTAGTTCTGCAATTAGTTCGGACACTTTCATATCATTCTCCAAAAGTTATAAGGTTATAGGTTTGATGCTGTGCATCACATAGCCCTGACTCGCAGGGCTACAAGATAAACAGGTATCTTTAAACTACGATAGGGTTTGTCGTTCACGTATATCCTGACCCATGTCAGTCCGTGTTCCCATGGTTGTCTTAGCGGTAGCATCCCGAGGTGCTACATAAACTCCACTGAGCAGTTTGTATGATTGGCATACAAATACTGCACCCATTTAGGTAGTGTGCGTATGCTTTGCATTTTGACTTTCACTCGTGTGACACTAGCCTATGGAGGTACTCCATCAAAATACTGGGGCTGAACCCAACGTCTATTCACCTAGGAAGAAAAGTAACTTACATCTTTGGCGGTTCAGTATCTTTACTCAACAATAGCTAACTGGCATGGCACTACCTACCCTTGGGGACTTACAGTAAACTCTCGGAATCAGGGAAACCCAAGTGAATGGGATATGAAACACGCATAAGAGGTGCGGTGGCTATTGAGGCATCGGGATACGACCAACTCTTGTATGAACTGGACACTAATCTGTATGGCTTCTGCAATGTATGCAGCGACGGCTCGAAGGTCTGTGTATCCTGTGTGGGCTGAACGAAAGTTATAAGGTTATAACTTTACAAGATACACAAAAACCTAACTGATATATTTTTAAAGAACAAACCAAGCCGAGGCGTTACTCGACTTGATAAATCAATTATACCAGAATTATAGGTTTATGTCAAGTGTTTTTGATAAGTTTTTAGTCCACATCTGGTGTCCATTCTTGGGCTAGTTTTTCCTTGTTTAGCTTCTTTTTTGCAGCAGCTACGATCTGATGTATGCGTATTTCTGATAAGCCATATTGGGTTGCAAGTTCCTTGCGTGGTGCGCCTCTGAGTGCCCGATACGCAATGTCTTCGTTCCGTGCCTTGCGTCGTTCAGCAAGTGGTATGTCTGACTTGAGGTTGGTATATGCAGGGGCTTCGGGTTGCATCAGTTTGGCAACGGCTCTTCGGACAAACTCAGCGCGGGACATGCCTTCGGTGTTTGCTTGGGTTGCAATGGTTTCCCATGTGTCGTCGCCTAGTTGTAGCCAGAACTTGATGGCTTGGGTCGTGGCTCCCTCGATGCCGTTCTTGTGTGAGTTCTCCAGTCGGTCTGCAACTTCTGTGGGGAAGTTTAGCGTTAGGGTGTAGAGGTCTTGTGTCATAGTAAGTCCTTGGTTGGGTTGGTGATAGGTGGATTATATATGAAAAGTTATAAGGTTATAAGTTTCGGGGGCTTTTGTGGGGTTTGGGGGTGCTTGTTACAATGTTACAAAAGGGGTGGGAAATGTTACAGGGGGGTTGTTACGATGGGGGTGTAGGGGGTACTTAATGAAATCAACAACTTAGCGGTGTTTTGGATATAGTGGGGCTATAAAATGGGTCGTGGTTACACTGTAACAGGGTATTTGGGGGTATGAAGACCTAAAATCTTTTTTCTTTAGTTTGTTATAGGTGTTACCATAAACATTAAGCGACCTATAACGTTTAGAATTTTGACCTTCGTTCTCCAAAAAGACTGTTACAATGTAACATATATATAATATATATATATATCTATCTCTCTCTCTGAGTTTTTGAAACGCTTAGTATTACATTTGCGGGGCTATTTGCAAAAAAACAACGTTACAGAGTTTTGTAACAAACTGGGGGTGTTTTGTTACATTGTAACGCAGGGTAAAATCATAGTAGTGCCGACCGAAAGTTATAACCTTATAACTTTTGCTGATTTTTGTCCCCTTGGTCGCCCCGAAGCTCTCCCTCACTCACGCACACGCACTCGCGCGCTCGCTCTCCCGCACCGCCTAACTACTATGACGTTTTCCAAACGGACAATGGAAGCGCACGCAGAGAAAATTTTTGGGAAAAATTTTGGGCGAAAAAAAGCCACCTTGCGGTGGCTAGTGGAAACCCTAGGGTTTAGTCAATGTATCGGGTAATGACCAATTCGGCGTGCATTTCAATATTGGGGTTTGCTTTCCTCCATTGGTTCAATAAGTCTTTTCCCATTTCAAAGGTATCGCAAAAATGGGATTTATTGACGTTTAGACGTTTGCCCCTTTTACCTTCTGGTGCATTGACCCAAGTATAAATTGTAAGAACTCCAACAAAATCTGACATGATGTTACCCTTAAAAATACATTGAGAAAAATTTGTCATTGATGTATGCTTTTGCATCTTTTTCATGACGGAAAGAACGCTTTTCACCATCGGAAAATTCAACTTTCCATCGGTTAACCAATGGGTCATTGTAGATTTTCCAAGTCAAAACGTCCGCTTCGGGTTTTGCTTTTGAATAGTGCATGTATTTGTTCATTTTAAAACCCCTAGGGTTTCCCCTAGGGTTTCCGTTGTTTAGGTTTTTACTTAACTGATTCGGTGAAATCAGGGATAAATTCGACAATAGCATCGATCAGCGAAGCCTTCAGCATGCTCTGATTTAACAGGGTACATTGATGCAAAGCCTTTTGTAATGTGGCAATCAAAGCGGGCATATCAGTAACTTCTACTTTTCCAGCTTTAGCCGTAGCTTCGGCTTTTGTGTTTGCTTCGGCTTTTGCTTCGGCTTTTTTATTTGCAAGGTCTCGGGAAAACGGCACGTTCGTTTCGAACGCTATCCAAAAACATTGTGCGTATTGTTGCGCTGAATTTTTGCTAATATACTCTTTTGAGACAAGCGAATCAAACAATGCTTTTACTTCGCCCCTTGCTTCATTGGTTTTGGAATTACCCTTCAGGTATTCGGCTTTTGTGGTACTGCAAGCGATAACGTGTGCGTCAACCAATTTTTGGATTTCAGCATTTTGTTTTGTGATGCTCTCAGCGATCAGCTTGTCAGCTTTAGCCTTAGCAGTTGCAAATGCACCGATAATCGATGCGTGGATTTTCGTAAATTGTGCCATTTTAGTTTCCCTTGAATAGCGTTGATTTAAATATCGGCTAAACCGAATTGCTTAACCGATGTGTGTAATGTATAGCAACTTTATAGTTTTGTCAACCCTTTTCTTTAGGTATAACCTTATAGTTTTCGGCAGGGTTTGACCCCACCGCCCCGCCACCCCAAGCTGGTGGCGTTAGGAGTCCCACGTCCCCTTACGCTGAGCGTTGAATCCTCTGGCAGCAAAATAAAACCACGGCCATACAAAACTATATCAACTACCAGACCCACCCCCCTTCCACAGAAAAGGCCCCCCCATCAAAAATAAAACACACAAGAAAAAAATTACATATATAATTGCACAACCCCTAGGAGTGCGATTCCCTCTTATGTACACACCAGTTATAGATTTCAACATTCCGCTTGCGGACTACTCCCCGACATTCGAGTCGCTGGAGACCCGCGTGGCCGCAGCCATGGCTGCGTTAGTAGACACTAACAATCTGCCATCCCCAAACGAAATATCCGAAACGGACAAGCACAAAGCCCGCGAGGTGTTCATTGGGAACGAGTTGGCATCAGACGAGGACTTGTCTTCCCCCGGCATGGTGGTATATCTGCAGTCTCTGTTGTCAGAATACGACACGGTAATTGTGAAGTCGGCGCAGCAGATGCGAACCTATGTAACTAATAAGCTACTTGCAGAAACTGCAAACCCAGACCCACGCATACGAATGAAGTCATTGGAACTGCTGGGCAAGATCAGCGACGTTGGGCTGTTCACAGACAAGACAGAAATTACAATGCGCCACCGGCCCACGGAAGAGTTGGAACAAATGCTGCGTGAACGCCTGACCAAGGTGCTGGAAGCGGAAGTTGTAGACCCTAAACCAACCAAGTCCCAAGTACAGATAGATATTAGCGACGTCGAAGCAATCTGATGCAGCAAACCCTAACGCCAGAGATCATTGAGCGGATTTCTAAGAAGCTGCCTCCAGACGAGGCAGTGGAGTTACTTGCCATGTTTGCGGAGTTAGATGGCCGAAAGCGCCAGCAGTTGGCCCAGAATGACTTTCTATCTTTCATTGCTGCTATTGATACTAACTATAAGTTTGGTACGCACTTAAAACGGTTGGGTAGCCTGCTGATGGAGGTCGAACAGAACGTCAAGAACCGGATTGCCGTGTCAATGGCACCTCGTATGGGTAAATCCCAGATGATTTCTATCTACTATCCGGCTTGGTACTTGGGAAAACACCCTGACCACAAGGTAATTGTGGCCTCACACACTGCAGATTTGGCGGTTGTCATGGCTCGCAAGGTGCGAAATCTGATTAATACGCCCGAATACAAAGCAATTTTTCCTGAGACAAACATTGCAAGCGACGCAAAAGCTGCTGCGCAGTGGAATACGACCAAAGGTGGCGAGTATTTTGCAATTGGTGTGGGTGGTGCGCTCGCTGGTCGTGGTGCCCACTTGATTATTGCCGACGATCCGCTGTCTGAGCAGGACATTAAGGCCGGAAACACCACATCTTTGGACAATGCATACGAGTGGTTCAGTGCTGGTTTGCGTACTCGACTCATGCCGGACGGGAAAATTTGTGTTTTGCACACAAGATGGCACCAGAGGGACCTAATTGGCAGGCTTATCAAAGACTCGGCCATGAATGAGGGCGGGGATAACTACGAAACCTTTGAATTCCCTGCAATTTTGAACGAAGGCACGGATAACGAGAAGTCAATCTGGCCCGAACAGTGGTCAATCGAGAGTTTGCAGCAAACCCGGGCGTCAATGCACCACATCATGTGGCAGTGGTACGCTCAATACCAGCAAAACCCAACAGCAGCCGAGGCTGCGATCATAAAACGGGACTGGATACGCTGGTGGGAGAAGGATGACCCGCCAAAAATTGACTTTATGGTGCAGGCGTTTGATACGGCGCTTACAACCAAGGAACGATCTGACTTTTCCGTGTGCCATACGTGGGGCGTGTTTGAAAGTGAAGAAGACGGCACACAGAACGTCATACTGCTGAACAAAGTCAAGGGGAAATACGAGTTTCCTGAGCTAAAAGCCATGGCGCACGAGCAGTACAAGATATGGGAGCCGGACAGTGTGATCGTCGAGGCTAAAGCCAGTGGTCAGCCGCTGATTGACGAGATGCGCAGGTCAGGTATATTTGTGCAGGACTTCAGCCCCGGCAAGGGTCAGGATAAAATTGCTAGGCTTAATGCCGTGGCAGATATGTTTGCGTCAGGACACGTTTGGTTCCCCGAGAATGCGTGGGCTGCGGCCACTGTGGAGGAGATTTTGGCATTTCCCGCAGGCGAGCATGACGACGAGGTGGACACCATGACACTGGCGTTGATGAGAATTCGCAAGGGTGGGCTATTGCGCTTAAGTAGTGACCACGAGGATAATGAACCCTATTACGCGGGCCGTCGCCAAGCGTATTACTAAGGACTTTAAATGGCTACTAATATGTTCCCTTCACTAAACCCAGCACCGCTTGGGTTGGATGCACTGGCCCCTGAGTTGGATGAGGGTCCCGGCATTGAGATTCAGATTGAGAACCCTGAGGGTTTGATCGTCGGTATGGACGGAGTTGAGATTGACCTGATGGAGATTGTTGCAGGCGATAAGAGCGACGACTTCGACGCTAACCTTGCTGACGAGATGGACGAGGGCGAGTTGCAGAAACTTGCCAGTGACTTGATTGAACTGGTAGATGCAGACATTGGCAGCCGCAAAGACTGGGTTGAGATGTATGTCAAAGGTCTAGACGTTTTGGGGATGAAGTATGAAGAAAGAACGGAGCCTTGGCTCGGAGCTTGTGGGGTATTCTCCACTGTACTCACAGAAGCCGCAGTACGTTTCCAAAGCGAAACTATCATTGAGACTTTCCCGGCTCAAGGCCCTGTCAAAACGGAAATCATTGGTGCAATTGATAAACTTAAAGAAGAGGCGGCGGAGCGCGTTCGAGAGGACATGAATTACCAGTTGACCGAGGTGATGTCTGAGTATCGCCCTGAGCATGAGAAGATGCTGTACTCCCTTGGTTTGGCTGGTAGCGCGTTCAAGAAAGTTTACTTTGACCCCAGTCTGAATCGCCAGATTGCGGTGTTTATACCTGCGGAAGACATCATTATTCCGTATGGCGCGTCAAGCCTGAAGACGTCTGATCGTGTTGCACACATCATGCGTAAGACCAAGAACGACATGAAGAAGCTGCAGGTAGCGGGCTTTTATCGTGACGTTGAGTTGGGTGAGCCGCAAGTCATACATACAGATATTGAGAAGAAGAAAGCGGAAGACCAAGGCTTTACGCTTACGGATGACGACCGCTATCAGATTCTGGAACTTCACGTTGACTACGACCTGCCGGGTTACGAGGATGAAGATGAGATTGCACTGCCATACGTGGTGACAATTGATCGCGGCACTAACAAAGTGTTGGCCATTCGCCGTAACTGGAACCCAGAAGACAAGCGCAAATTAAAACGCGATCACTTCGTACAGTACACATACATACCCGGCTTTGGTGCTTACGGTCTTGGCTTGATCCACTTGATCGGCGGCTACGCACGCGCAGGTACTTCTATCATCCGTCAGTTGGTTGATGCTGGTACGTTGGCTAACTTGCCCGGTGGACTTAAAGCTCGTGGCTTGCGTATCAAGGGTGACGATACACCAATCAACCCCGGTGAGTTCCGTGATGTAGATGTGCCAAGCGGCGCAGTCAAAGACAACATCATGATGTTGCCGTACAAAGAACCATCACAAGTCTTACTTGCCTTGTTAAATCAGATCACCGACGAGGGTAAACGCTTAGGCTCTATTGCTGATATGAACATCAGTGACATGAGTGCGAATGCTCCGGTAGGTACCACGCTCGCTCTGTTGGAGCGTCAGCTAAAAACAATGTCTGCTGTACAGGCCCGCGTGCACTACAGCATGAAGCAAGAGTTCAAACTTTTGCGTGACATTATCCGCGACTACACACCAGATCAGTACAGCTTTGATCCATCAAGCGGCGACCGCATGGCAAAGCAAGAAGATTACGACATGGTGGACGTAATTCCAGTCAGCGATCCGAACAGCGCGACGATGGCGCAGCGCATCATGCAGTACCAAGCGGTGATGCAGTTGGCGCAACAGGCTCCGCAGATTTATGACTTGCCGATATTGCACCGCCAAATGATCGAGGTGCTTGGTGTAAAGAACGCTGAGAAACTTGTACCTACAGATGACGACATGACACCACGCGATCCTGTCAGCGAAAACATGGCGTTCCTGAATGGCAAACCGACCAAAGCGTTTATCTATCAAGACCACGACGCACACATTTCTGTACATACATCAATGATGCAGGACCCGCTTATCATGGCGCAGGTTGGTCAGAACCCACAAGCCCAGAAGATGATGGCCGAGATTCAAGCTCACCTCTCAGAACACTTGGCGTTTGCGTACCGCAAAAAAGTGGAAGAGCAACTTGGCGTGCCATTGCCACCACCCGACGAACAAATGCCAGAAGATGCAGAAGTTATGTTGTCACGTCTGGTTGCCCAAGGCGCACAACAAGTGCTGGCTGCGAGCAAAGGTCAGGTGGCAAACCAACAAGCTCAGCAGATGCAGCAAGACCCAGTCATGCAGTTGCAGCAAGCAGAGTTGGCGATCAAGAAACAAGAAGCTGACACTAAAGCGCTCAAGGTCAAGGGTGACTTGCAGCTTAAGGCCGAGGAGTTGTCACTCAAGGCGCAAGAAAGTGCAGCGAGAACAGGCGAAGACCCAGCCATGGCATCAATGCGATTGCAGCAAGAAATTATGCAGGCGCAGGAGTTACACGGTATGGAGATGGCTGCTAAACGGATGGAGCTTGAACAAGCTCAGGCCCAGCAACAGCAAGCTATGCAGCAGCAACAAGCGCAGGTCCAACAGAAGATGGCTCATGGCGGACAAGTACATAGCCAGAAGTTGGAGCATGCCGAGATGGACAGACTTACAAAGTTATTACAAGGCAATAGGGAGTAATCATGGCCAATCTGCTTGAAGTTTTAGACGGCAAACTAAACGAACACGTCAAGCAGTTGGTTGACGTAATTAGCGCTGGTGGAGCTAAATCCCACGAGCACTATAAAGAACTGTGCGGAACTATCCGAGGTCTGCAAACCGCGCAGTATGAACTTGCTGACCTCGTGCGAAAAACTAAGGATTATGACGATGACTGATTTCGACGTTAGTGCGGTCGATCTGACGGGATTGCTAAACACATCCGCTGAAGAAAAAGCCAAACAAGTGCCGGACCCCGCGACGTACCATATTTTGTGTATGTTGCCTAAAGCTGAAGAAGAATTCAGCGAGACAGGGATTTTAAAATCTGCCACAGCTATGCACCACGAGGAGCTTCTCTCCCCCGTGTTGTTTGTTGCAAAGATTGGTCCTGATGCGTTTAAAGACGCTGCCAGATTCCCATCTGGTCCATCATGCAAAGTTGGTGACTTTGTTTTGGTTCGCCCAAACACTGGCACTCGCATGAAAATTCATGGCACTGAATGGCGTTTAATTAACGATGATTCCATACAAGCCGTTGTGCAAGACCCTCGTGGTATCCAACGCCCTAACTAAGGAGTAATCATGGCTGAAATTGAAAAAACGGAATTTGAGTTTCCTGATGAAGCTGAAGTCAACGCCCGTAAGGGTGGCAAGGTTGTAGAACCTGAGTCTGACGCACCGGAAATTGAAGTCGTAGACGACACACCTGCCGAAGACCGTGGGCGTAAACCCATGTCTGAGCCGCCCAAAGATGTGACGGATGAAGAGTTGTCAAAGTATGATGAAAGTGTCCAAAAACGTATAAAACACTTTACAAAAGGCTACCACGACGAGCGCCGCGCTAAAGAAGCGGCTGAACGTGAGAAAGAAGAAGCACTGCGGTTTGCCCGATCTTTGGCTGAAGAAAACAACAAGCTCAAGGGTTCTGTTAACCAGAATCAGACAGCGTTAATTGAACAAGCCAAGAAAGTGGTGGCCAATGAGCTTGAAACTGCAAAACGTCAGTACAAAGAAGCCTATGAAGCGGGTGATTCTGATGCTCTGGTGAACGCTCAAGAAGCGCTTACCTCGGCCAAGATGAAAGCGGATAAAGTAAATAATTTTCGCCCAGCCCCTTTACAAGTAGAAAAAACTAATGTACAACCCGCATATCAGCCCCAACCGGCTGCACCCGTGGACGAAAAACTACTTGCATGGCAAGACCAAAATCAGTGGTTTGGTTCAAATAAACGGATGACAGCTTATGCCCTCGGCTTGCACGAGGACTTGGTAGGGGAAGGAATCCCAGCAGGTAGTGATGAATACTACAAACGTATCAACACTGACATGCGCGAAAGGTTTGCCGACCAATTTGGAGCCGACGAACCCGCTGATGCGAAACCTCAGCGAACTAAATCCAATAACGTTGCACCTGCAACGCGTAGTACAGCACCGCGCAAAATCGTGCTGACGCAGACACAGGTGAATCTCGCCAAGCGGTTGGGAGTTCCATTGGAACTGTACGCCCGTAAGGTTGCTGAAGAAATGAGGAAATGAAAATGGAAAAAACTAACCGCGCACCACGCGAACTTGATACCCGCGAACAGGCGGAGCGTCCAAAACAATGGATGCCCCCCAAACTTCTACCCGATCCGAAACCGGAACCGGGTTATGCGTTTCGCTGGATTCGTATCGCTACACAAGGTAAAGATGACGCCACGAACTATTCCTCCAAGCTTGCCGAGGGTTGGGAACCCGTTAAAGCTTCAGATCATCCCGAAATTCGTTTGTTTAGCTCTGCTGCGGCAAAGTTTCCAGACAGTATTGAGGTAGGTGGTTTATTGCTTTGCAAAACACCTGTGGAGTTTACTGAACAGCGTAATGCGTATTACCGCCAACAAGCAGATGCGCAAATGCAATCAGTTGACAACACATACATGCGCGAGAATGATCCGAGGATGCCTATGTTCAAAGAACGTAAGTCCACGGTCACTTTCGGAAAAGGTATTTAAATTTTTTTGGAGACTTAAAATGTCAATGACCAATACCCCCTATGGCCTTCGAGCCATTAATCGTAACGACGGCATGCCCTATGCTGGCGCTACGAGTCAGTTCCTAATTGACCCAACTAGCGGCGCTGGTACTAACTTGTTCTTTGGACAAGCTGTTCTCATCAATGCAGACGGTTATATCGCTTTGTGTACCGCTACCGGCGCAGACTTGACTACCAATAACCTTGGTGGTTCTAGTTTGGGTGCTTGGGGCGTTTTTGTTGGTGCATCCTACATCAACGCACAAGGTCAGCAGATTTACGGTCAGTACTACCCCTCCGGCACAACCGGCGTGGTAACTGCATACGTGATCACTGATCCTAACGTTACTTTCCAAGCTCAATTGGATGGTCAAGTAACTCAGGCCGCTCTTGGCGCAAACACCTTCTTTGCTGCTGCGCAGTCTACTTCTACAGGTTCTACCCGTACAGGTAACTCTACCAGCGCCTTGGAAAGCACAGTAGTTACTACTG